ACAAAAATAATTTCATTCATGGTTTAAAATCCTATATGTTGGTGCGGGCAGCCGGACTCGAACCAGCACGCACTAGGCACAAAATTTTAAGTCTTGGGCGTCTACCAATTCCGCCATGCCCGCATATTACTGGTGGACCCTCTGCGGCTCGAACGCAGGACCTTCCGATTAAAAGTCGGACGCTCTAACCAACTGAGCTAAGGGTCCCAAGAAATAATTGAAGAGCTAACCGTGGCTCTTCGCGTGCTTATTAGGTAGCAACCCCATCTGGTGGGTCAGTGAGGTATCGATCCTCCCCCGCAAACGGATGAGATTTACAGTCTCACTGCCAGAGCCACTGGCTTTACCGACCCATATTCTGGCTCCTCGAGATGGATTCGAACCACCGACCAGGCGATTAACAGTCGCCGGCTCTACCACTGAGCTATCGAGGAAAACTCTAATTCAATTCATTCTATAATTAACACTACATGATATTTGATACAATGTCAAGCACTTTTTGGATGCCCCTCAGGGACTCGAACCCCAATTAACGCAGTCAAAGTGCGCTCTCTTGCCAATTAGAGGAAGGGGCAAAACTGGTACTCCCGAAGGGACTCGAACCCCTAACCTAACCGTTATGAGCGGTCAGCTCTAACCAATTGAGCTACAGGAGTGGAGCGGATAGCCAGATTCGAACTGGTCTTCATCAGCTTGGAAGGCTGAGGCACAACCCTTATACCATACCCGCATTATTGGCGATCCCGACAGGATTCGAACCTGTGACCCCAAGCTTAGAAGGCTCGTGCTCTATCCAGCTGAGCTACGGGACCTTCACTTTAAGAAATACGCCCTATTCTATGGAGGAGATTAGCAACTTTCATGAGTTCGGGAGAAGCATTTCGTTCGCTCTCTTCAGTACTCACAAGCATATCTTTATAATAACGCAAAGCACGCTTCAACAAATCCATATCTGCAGGAGCAAACGTGCCACCCTTATTTTCATTCGGCATTACCAACGATACTCCACACTAAAATATGCCGTGTTACCAGAAGACCATTTAACCACTGAACCCTGATACTTAACATTCTTCTTCAATGGATAAGAAATCTTTGGTAATTTGAGCCACTGTTTTTTATTCATAACTTACTACCTGCAACAGTCAACCATGTATTAGCGGTGTCCATCCAATCCAATGCTTCAGGATTTAAATCCTCGCCATTACGATACTTATTGATCAGTTCGCAATACTTATACTCTACGGCAGCAGTGCCATCTTGCATTGTCGGAAATGTGAAAAGTTCAACGTTCATAACATCACTCCTATATTGTATGTATTATTCATAATACAACAGAATCGGATTAATGTCAAGCGTTTTTTAAAATTATTTGTGAAGCAGCCCCGTCCCCGCACTTCACCAAGTCGATTATCGACCCTTACCCTTGTTCAATATTACCGGCAGGTAGCAACGAACACAGCCATTTAACTTACCCGATATCCGGATCATTAATGCAGAGGTATTGACTATCAAACACAACACGCTCTACTAGGTTATCGCGGTGATCATACACCCGATACCCACACTCCTTAAGAATGCCATATACTGCTTCACAATCGATTGTTTGGTGGGTTTCCAGAGCAATGACCATCTTATGCTTCTTAAGCGTATCCTTAGCACCCTGCAGGACATACTGCTCGGCACCTTCAACATCAATTTTAATAGCAGTGATGTTATCGATGTTATTCTTTTCACAATAGGAATCTAACGTGAATGAAGGAACAGTAATCGAATTATCTAAACTGTGCGACCAAGTCCCAACCTCGGCAACGACTTCTGCAATAGAATGTCCGCCGGGATTTGATGGGCAACAGTATAGATTAATTTCGCCATCGCTATCTGCTAATGCAATAGGGGCGACTGTGACATTTTCTAGATCCTTGACATTTTCGTTTAGGATCTTAAGATTGTCGGGGTGCGGTTCAAAAGCATACACATGAGTTGCAACTTTTGCCATAGCCTCACAATACATACCATGATTAGCACCAATGTCTAGATAGACACCTTCGTTAGCCAGAGCAATTAGTTTATCATTAACGTTCATAATTTACTTTCATAAAATGGAGGAAGCGGTGAGATTCGAACTCACGGAACCTTTCAGTTCGGCAGCTTTCAAAACTGCAGGCATAAACCACTCGCCCACACTTCCTAACCTGGGACAGAATATTCGTATACGTGCTTACCAGTTTGTAATGCGACTCTTAATGTATCAGTATGAAAAGGAACGTGGTCTAAGATTTTGACTCGATATCTCGATCCGACCTTTGTGACCACTGCAACAGAATCCTCTTTGATTTCATCATACAATGTATGGATGATTTCGCAGGTTGTTTCGTCTCTATGTTTTTTCCATTCAAGCATTCATTCACATTACGACATTCTGGATTGATTGTCAACTACTTTTTGCGTCCAATGTTATACTTAGACACCAAAGTCCATTCGTTCTTATCTTTGTGGGGGAGTATTTTGATTTGCGAGAGAGGCATTTTAGGATCTTCAATTTTAGTTGGTTCAACGACCTTGATCAAACCCCATTCCTCTAGCAATGCAGTAATTGTATTACGTCTACCAACATCATCTTCTGAAAAGTTAGTTGGTTTACCATCAAGGGCAAATAGCTCCTTGAAGTGAACAATGTAATACTTGCCTTGCTTGTGCAAAATATGACAGGACTGATAGATGGTCTTGTCCTTGCGTGATGCTACGCCAATGCGAGTTAGTGTCTCACGAACCTTTAGAAAGTCGTCTTGTTCGCCTAATCTAACCTCTACTAAATTGTCTACTGAACTCATTTCAATCCACCTTTATTATTCTTTTTCTTAATTTCATTGATCTGATCATTATTAAGTAAAGACAATGCAGTTAGAGCTTTCCTATGGCTATATTTATAGTACTCTCTTATCGCATCTAGATCACTGTTTTTCTCTGCCTTGACCCACTTTTCATAGCGGTTTCTAGGCCTAACACTATTTATAAGATAGTGATACTGTAACTTGTGATCAAGGTGGTAGTTCATATTCATATCATTGGCGAATAGCACCGTGTCTGCAAAGTAAGCAAGTGACTTATTTACAATCCACGGCGCATACTGCTTCTCAGCAATATCATCAACCATCAAGTCTGTTTTAGTTTTGTTTATACTATCGGCGTACTGGAACGGTGAGATACTCACTTTAACCGACACTCACCCATAATCTCCGCCATAGCAGCACAGAGATTAATCTCAGGATCAGCAACAAATGCTGCTTGATACTGATACCTTGCAAGGATCATGATCAGGATAGCAATAGAATCCTGTTCAAAATACTGCGAGGCATTATCATAAAAGTTCCGGAATAGAACCGAGATGTCAATATCAGCATTCTCGACTGCCCACTTACGAACTTCGCTGAACTTCTTGTTCTTGAGATGATCAACCAACTTCTTGAATGATGCCTCATCAATACCCGCAAGGATACCGCTATCGATAGAACCATTGGCGCTATAGCGCTGTAGTTCATTCAAGGTCCGACGCCAGTCAGGCATATGCTTCATGACTAGAGCAGCGACTGCATTAGCATCATATGTGATGCCTTCTTCCTGCAGGATGTTCAACACGCGCTTATGAAACTGTGTTGCCATTGCAGGCTTATCTGACTTGTTGATCTTAAATTCAACAACCGAACAGCGTGAGTGCAGAGGTTCAATGATACGATTCTTGAAGTTGCAGGTTAGAATGAACCCACAGTTCTTTGAGAATTCCTCCATGAAGTTACGGAGACCTGGTTGAACATGCTGACCATCTAGGTAGTCAGCTTCGTCTAGGATAATATAACGGCGGCGACCATCAAGTGAACGAGCAGACGCATATGCAGCAAGTTCGTTCCTGAGTGTGTCTTTACCGGCGTTAAGCGAGCCATTGACGATGATATAGTCGCAACCGAGTTCTTCTAGCATGGCACGAGCAATGGTTGTCTTGCCAATACCTGCACCACCGGTTAGCAATAGATTCGGGATATCGCCGTTATTGACGAACTGCTGGAAAGTATCCTTTAGTGTTTTAGGAAGGATACAATCGGCAACTGTCTTAGGACGATACTTTTCAACCCACAGAAATTCATTCATAATATAGCTCCATGATAAAGTAAGTGCCTGTCACGAGATATGGTGATTGTCTCCACAGGCTCTAGCTTGCGCCAGCATTCGTATTTAGCCTACGTAAGTAGAGGATGATTCCGTAGAAATCCAATACTCAACATCAGTTCCCTTGAAGTGAGCAAGGCCTCGTGAACTGATATTAACATGATAATCAGAAGAAATCAACTTAATATTCTCGGCAAGGAACACTTGACGAAACTTTGCTGTAGTTGTTCCAACTTCAACACGATAGGTTGATGCTGCGTCATTCTTGACGTTGATTGCTTCTAGATAGATGACACCATCTTCACCGGTGACAGCTAGTTCAGGGCAACCAATCACGGATAGCGCCTTCAGTGTGCGAGTAAGCACATCTTCCTTAAGATCAAATGTGATTTCAGGATCGGGTAGACGAACCTCCTTCTCGGGTGGTGAGAGAATAAGTGAAGGTTCAGCAAACCGGTAATTGATCTTTTCAGAACCCTTACGAATCTGCATGGCGTTAGCACCAACAACTAGTTCGGGATCTTCGAACATGGAGAGCGCACCTAGGAACTGTGACAGATCATAGATAGCGAACTCACCTTCGATCTCAACAGGAATAACTGCCTTTGCTAGAATCGACCGTGAAGGTGAAATTGTAGCAACGTTCTTACCTGGCTTAAATAGAACCGATGGGTTGATGGATGAAAAATTACGAAGGATCGAGACTGTCTTTGCATCAAATTGCATAATATAAATTCCTAACTTACTACTTGTTCTTGTTTGCTAGTTTCAAGGTCTTACCCTTGTTCTTATTCAACTGACCAATATCTGCTGTTGCAGCGGCACCAACTGCTGCAAGATCAGCAAGCGAACCACCGAACACATACATACCAACATGCTGGAGCTGCATCCATGGGCAGAGCCATACCTTTAGACCCATGTTACGAACCCACTGGC